ACAGCAGAAACTACCAATGTAAGGGAAGTTCCTGGGTTCACATTTGAAAGACCAGCAACAGAAACTGTAAGAGTTGTTGTTGATGGAACAGTTGCAACTGTAAACTGAGCGTTGAAGCCAACCTGTGAGGTTGAACCTGTACCTGATGTTGCTGTAGCGCCAGAGATGGTGAGAGTGTCACCAACTGCTAAACCGTGAGCAGCAGAGGTTGTGATTGTTGCAACAGATCCTGAAACAGCGATTGTTGAAACTGTGAATGAGTTTGTTCCACCATCAGAGAAGAATGGTGCGCGAGGTGTTTCCATGAACTGAACGCCTTGGAAGTTACCAATTACACCATTGTAGATACCTGATGGATCAGAGTAAACATGTGGATCTGACCAGTTGGTTCCACCTGTTGCTCCACGAAAATCGTATGAAGCATCTGGGTGAATAAGACCCTTGTATAGACCGTTAAATGTAGGAACATTGTTCTTACGAAGTGAAGCAACAGCCTTACGAACATCGTTACCTGTAATTGTATTTGTCTTAGCAAGACCAGCACGTGTTGTACCTGCTGTGTAAGCAACGTTTGTACCTGAACCAGCAGCAGTACGAGCAATGCCGTCTGTTGAGATACCAGCGTTCCAACCAACTACGTTTGCAGCAATTGGGTTAACTTCCATAAACGCAGTTGCGCCAAGCTTAGAAGTTAGTTGAACAGCGTTACCGTATTCAAGAGGTGTTACAACTACATAAGAATCAGACATTGCTACAGGAGTAATATCTGAGGTTTCTGTAAGTGCTGTTGTTGCTTCCGCTAGATCGGTTGCAATTGTGAATTGAACTGATGTTCCGCGGTTTGTTGCGTTCGTTGATTGAACCTCTACTAGAGCATCGTAATATAGCTCTGGGCGAAGTGCGTAGTAAGCAAGTTGCTCATACGCTGCCTTCGAGAGGTCTAACGAACTGACTTGTGTTAATGCCATTTAATCGTTCTCTTTCGCTAGTGTGGACTAGACGAGTGAAATCCACCCGCCAGGTTGTTCATTAGAGATACCGATTCCATTTTCAGCAAGAACCTTCATAACATCTTCAGGTGTTGCGGCATTTTTAATTGCATCTAGCGCAGATGGAGCGACTGATCCTGTAGATCCACTTGAAGCCTGAGATACGCGGTCTAGCGCTGCTAGATCGTTTTGTACATCTTCTGTCTGTGAAGTTGGAATAAGTCCATATTCACCGGCAGCGGCCTTAATAGCATCCACGGTAATCTCCCCGTCGTAAGCCTTAACAAATAGTTTTCCTGTTGGAGATTCTAAATCAATTCCCGCTTTCATTAAAGCAAGTTCGCGCTTAGCATTATTTGCTTCACGCGTGGCTTCTTCAGCCTCACGCCTAGCGGCTTTGCCAGCCTTCGCTTCTTGTTCTAATTTACGGACAAATTGACGAGAATCTCTACTAGGTTCGCCTGATTCATCTTCTGTTGTTGTTTCTAGTTCTTCGTCGTTGTAATCGTAATCGCTCATTATTTTTTCCAATTCTGTATCGCGTACCTACTAGGAATAGTGGTACGGCAGGGCTGATAAAACATTTATGGCCGAAGCTCAGAACTGACACCGTGAAGCCATCAACGGGGCAACTCTCATCAAATCTATTAAGGTCTTGGGCAGACGATTCGGAAACTAACCCACAACATAATCGGACCTTATGGAAATGTTATCTGAGCGCAACTTAGGGTGCAAGTTATGCTTGTAGGTTTGCAGCCCCAATACCAGTTACTCCACCTTGAGTAGAAGCAATTGCCCCGCCTTGTTGGAATTCGGCAGTTCTAGTTGCTTTAAGTTTATTAAGCGCCAAGGTATCTTGAGCGTTTAAGCCAAACTGGGCATTAATAAGTTGTTGATCTGTCAGATTGCCTGAAACATCACCAGGCAACTTCTGCTGGAATTGAGCCTCTTGCCCAATATTGGTAAAGCCTTGTTGGGCTTGAGCTTGAGTAACCCCAGCATTAGCAAGATCAAGCGCTTGTTGTTTTGCAAGTTCCGTACCAGTAGAAGAAACAAATCCTGAAGCAAGGGCAGCGCCACCGATTTGCATAGCTTGTGCTTGTTGTTCAATAACAGGAAGCGCCTTTGTTGGGTCAAGTGCCCATGCCATAAGATCCCCAGATCCAATACCAAAAGTATCTTTAGCATATTTAACAATATTTGGATCTAAAGAATTAACTGAATTTTGGACTGCAATTAAGCGCTTTTGAAGATCAGCCGTAGTTACGTTGTTTGTCATTAGGCTTCCAATATAGGCGGCAGTATCAAAGACTCCCGTAGGCAATCCGTATTGCTTCATTAGTTCTTTATCAGCAGTTGCCTTGGCGATGTATTCTGATTCAGAAATACCCTGACCCATGGCATTAAGTTTTGCCATAGCCGGAAATACATTTTTGTAAGTATCGCTAGCACGGATACCGTTAACTGGGTCATCCATAATTGCGTTAATATCATAACCTTTATTCCACATAGTCCATGCTGAACTAGCCAAAGCACCCAAGCCAGCAGCATTAAGGGCATCTGTAATAATTCCTAAAGCACTTGGATTGGCATTAGCGCTTCCACCTGGGGTAATTGCAGGAACCGCTGAAGTGGGTGTACCTGATGTTTTATAAGACCCATCACTATAAATAGTAACAATTGTTCCATCAGCATTTTTAACTGTATTGGTTATTGTGGGAGTTAATTGTGCTGGCTGCGCTGGTTGTACTGGTGAAGTATAGGCAACTGAAGCAGCAACAGGCATTGATCCATCCGCAGCGCGACCAATGGAATTTACTTGTATTGGACCAAAAGATGTATTAACGGTACCGGCTGGAACAAACATTGGGGATACGGGTGTTGTTGTTTTAGCAGTAGCGGCTTTAGCGGCAGCAGCAATAGCGGCTTGATTGGCCGCGGTAGAAACATTTGATGAAATAGAATCTGTTGCCATTATGCCATTCTCCCTGGTCCTTTACCGAAAATTCCCTTAATCTGTGCCGCTAAATCATAGGCATTGTTAATGCCAGGTAATGATTTATCGTAACCATATTGAGCATCAGTTTTAACTTTTGCTAAAACATCATTTAGGTTAGGTGCTTCTGTTGCGCCAATTGGGTTAACCAATGATTGCCATTTAGGTTGCGACCAATCAATTGAGTCTGCGGCTATTCCTAAAGTATTAGCAATGTTAGTTGCATAATTTCCAAAATAACCTTTAACGGTAGCGCCCGCATCTATGGCAGGTTTTAAAAATGGATAGGCTTTAGTGGCTTGTTCTTTTGCCCAAGCCGTAAATGCTGTTTCATCACCATTAGCGCCAATAGCACCCTTAATAAAAGCATCTAACTGAGCAGGATCTGTTGGCAAAGTAATTCCATAATCAGAAGCGATCTTGGCAAAATCGGCATTTGCTTTTCCTATAGCCCCACCTGTAACGCCCTTTAAAGCACCGGGTACAAATTGCTTTTGGGCAACTAGGGCTGCTTGAACTTGAAGTCCATTTGTACCCCATCCGTTCGTATAAGCATCTTCAGCTACTTTTTGCAATGTAGCAGGATCTAATTGAAGTCCTAAAGAATTGGCAGTAGGGATAATGGAATCATTTAATACGTTTTGAACATTAAGATTATAAGATCCGGGATCGGAAAGTTTTTGTCCGAAGGTAAGACGTACTTGAGCGCCATGAGTTCCAAACCAACTTTTATCAGCTGCTACAGGTACTACAGCACCTTTTTCATCTACGGCATGGGTACGAATAAAATCTTGATACCGAGCGCCTTGTAGTGCAGTTCCATCTTTGCCAGCAGTTAGCGCGGCTTTTAGAACAGGACCTATTTGTGGATCGTTATACCAAGCCGCTTCAGTTCCGTATGAAGCATTAAGAAATTTTTGGGTTTCAGAACTGAAGTTTACATTAGGCAATAATTTAGCAGTATTAGAAGCCGAAGATCCCGCTTTTGGTGAAACAGGTTTTGGAACTTTATTGATTACTTTAGTTGCCATTATGCGCCCTTCAGCATTGATAAGAATTGACCTAAGCCATCAGAAGCAGCCTGAGCAGATGCTTCGGCAGGATTAAGATTTGCAGCAAAATTAGAAGCCGCAACGGAAGCAGATGGTGGTGTTGTTAAACCAGTTGTAGCAGTAGATACTTTAGCGGTAGTTGTTGGCGCGGAAGTTATTCCTGAAACACCTAAATTAGCGCCTGATGGGGCAAAATCAATTGGGTTAGCAGGTTGAGCAAATGTAGATTCGCCCTTGCCTGATTTCTTGGCATTATCGTAAGCAAGAACCATATCTTGAAATTGCTTGGCGAACATGGCTTCTTCTTTTGGAGTAGCGGAACGACCAAGGACTGTAGCGAATGTAGTTTGTGCAGTCTTGGCAAGTTCAGCAGTAGAAGGAACTGTTGATGGAGTGGCTAAAGAATTAGATGCAAAATTTAAACCATTCTTTTTTGCTTCTGTTTGTTTTTGATTTAAATAACTTACAAAAGGAATTGGGGTAGAAGAAGTTTTGTTTACATTGTAAAGACCTGTAATAAAATTTTGAAGCGCATTTTTATCTGCTGTCGTAAAAGCATAATTAAGGTCTTTTGTCGTATAACCTTTTTGTGTTCTAGTTAAAATGCTTCTAACGCCAGCCCAAGTTCCATTGGGATCTAATTGAGAATTGTTAGCATAAGCATTAAGGATTTGATATAACTGATCTCCCGTAATCTTTGCTGAAGCACCATCTAAATGACCTGGTATTCCAAGACCTGAAACATCAATAGTTCCAGAACGAGCAGCAGCCCAAGTAACATCGGAAGATGAAGAACCCAAGTTTGGGGCATTTTCAAATTGAAGCGAAGGAAATTTTTGGCCTTTTACGGTAGCCGTAGATGTATCTTTATTTGCCATTATTTTATTCCTTCCAATGGACCAAATTTAGCCTGAAAATACTTTTTATAAAATGCTGCAAATGTGCCATCTACCATAGATAATTTTACAGCATTGGTACGAATCCAATTTTGTGCTTCCGCTAGTTTAGCGGGATCTGGCTTAGATTTGCTTACTAGGCTAGTTACTTGATCGGCATATTTAATAAAACCATCATAAGCATCTAGGTAGTCTGGGCGACTATCGCGGTTGGCTGCATTTTGTATCATTTCACGTTGTTGCCCAATAGCAGTTTTATTCTTGGCTACTGCTTCAAGAATTTTGCCCGGATCCCATGATGGATAAACATGGTTAACTAATTGACCTACGGTTTCGCTAGTTACTTTTTGACCACCCACGCGTGGAATATCTTTAGGCCATTGGTAATTAGCGCCATGCTGGTTAGCCAATAAAACTGTAGATGCTTGAGTCAACAAATAAGAACGGAAATCCCAACCATCGGTTTGCTGAGAATCATAAGAAAGTTGTTTTTTAGGATTCCATTCAGATTGCTTTTTGCCCTCTAAACGAGAAATCCAACTTCCTGCTTCCCAAGTTAGGGCTTTGGCGCTTTGTCCTAATTCGCCACCTATCTGAATAGGCTTTTTCCCATTTACATCTACGCCGCCGAGAATAGTATTTAGATCCCGTAGAGCAGGAATGAGGGCTAAGGTAGCCTTGGCTGATTCAACAGTAGTAATTGGTTTTGGTTGAAGCATATTTACGAAAGTGGCTTTTGCTACTTCGTAAGGCATACGCATAATTCCACCAAATTGACCGACTCCGATTCCATGGTAAAAAGGATTAAACTTTTCTGCTTCATGGAACAAGGGCGCATTTTTTTCCATCCACGTGCGAACTCCCATTGGGTCAGCATCATAGGCGGCAACTGCCGTAGCAACCATTAAGCGAGAAGCGGGATCATCTAAGAGATGACCGCCGATTTCGCGGGCTACGGTTTTTTCAAATGAAAATGGAAAAAAGAAAGCGTTTACAGTTTTTTCGGCTGCAGTACGATTTCCATAAGAATAAATTTGATCGAAACGTTTCATTATTTCGGCTTTATTAACTAACTTAGCATCTCCACCAGCATTAGCCAAAGCATCCATGTGCAAGTAATAAAGGTTACGAGCTTCGATGGCGCGTGGGTTATAAACGTTATAAACATCCCTACCATTAAATTCTTGCTCTACATAATCTGTTACTGCTCTTTGAATTTCATTTGCTCCAAGGTAAGCATCACGAATTGCATAGGCTTGGGCTTCCTTTTCAGGTCCTAGAGCTTTAAGAGATCCAGCAGCATCTAAAGTAAATGGCACATTTGCTGTTACTCCCTTTAGAGCAGACTTAACTGCGCGAAGGTAAGCAAACCGATACGAACCCTGATAACGAAGGGTCATCAAAAATGGGCGAAGGTTTCCAGTTAGATCAAGAATTCTGCGACCATTGATCGCTAATGGAATATTGGCCAAACCAAATGAACTATCAACCAACTTTACAAAAGGGTTAGCGCCTTCTGAGTAAGCAGGTGCTGAACGAAGCCCCTTGCGCATTGCATAATAAAAATCGCTAGCGGCTTTCTTGCTCATTCCTGCCGCTTCTACTTCTACTGTATTTCCCTTTTTATTAATATAACTAATCATATTGCGCTCATCTTTTGCAGTAAGCGCTTCAATCACTTGATTGCGAGTCCAAAATTGAGGACCTTGTGGGGTGGCCAAAGTTTTAAGAATTGCTTCTTTAGCGGCTCTTTTATCAAGACCTTGGCTTTTCATTACATCTTTAATTTCAGCATCCCATTTAGGACCTTGAATTGGGTGAAGCGCTCGGCCTGTTATTTTGCCAGCGCTTACATTAAATCCTTTTTCAGCAATCCAGGGAATATCTGGTTTTATTGAACGTTGTAAGAAATCTAAAACATAAGATGCTTTAGTTCCCCAAACAGGCAAAGTTCCGGGCTTGGATTCATTTATAAAATCTTGAACTGTGTTTTGCATTGCAGCGTAAGAATGTTGAGCGCTAATATGCGGATCTATTTGTTCAAAATTAAGCCCTAATTTATCGGCGGCTTTAGAAGCAAATGCTTGCGCTTCTCCCATTTCAACTGGCGATAAAGCGTTTGTAATAAATGTATGACCAATATCAGTTCCATATACAGGTTTGTAACCAAGTTGTTTAAGTTCCTTGATTGCATCTTTCAATGATTGTGGGGCATCAAATGGAACGTGAACATCGCCCGCCAAGTCATGTGATCTTTCCACCACTAAATCAATAAGATTTTTTGTTGGCACATATTGAAGGTCTTTTATATTTCGATTTAGTTCTGCTCCAAGATATTCAAATACGTTATGACGAAGATCCAATTCGGCTTGGGCTGCTCTAGCAGGATCAAAACTTTGCGGAAGATTAAAAGTATTCGTAGGCTTTGGAGCAGTATCGCCAATAAACTTTTCCCAATCCCCAAGTGGGGCAATTCCTTCAGGAGCTTTAAAGCTAGGGCGAATCTTTTCTAATTCTTTATAGAAAGACATTGCCTTTGCTTGGGCATCACCTGCTGTTTGGCGTTCATTTTTCATAAAGCCATGTTTGGTAATAGCAATGTTTTCGTTAAGTGCTTGTGCTTCTTTATCGGTAATTGGGGTAAATTTTGCTTCACCCTTAGCTTGAGCCAAAACACCGCGAGCATTGCTAAGTTCTTTTGATGCGGCATCCCATGTTTGCTGCAAAGCCAATTGTTCTTTAGTGGCCTTACCTATAGAAACATCTTTTACTGTAACGCGCTTTTGAACGCCATTAACTACCAAGCCAGCCTTTTCTGCTTCTGCGCGGGCAGATTGTTCTTTGGCTGTTGCTTCTTGTAATACGGTTTCGGCTTGCGCTATAACTTCAGGCGCAGCAGGAACTGGTGGTGTAGCAAGTTCCAAATTTTTAGCCATAGTTTCAGCATGAATTAAACTATCTAAATGAGGAATTACTTTTTGTTTGTATAAAGCATCGGCTTCTACTTTTGAAACAAAATCATTTGCATATCGGTAAGTTGTATCACCCTTTAAATTAACCATTGCTTTTGCTAAATCAGCAGAAAATTGACCCTTTTTCAAAAGGTAACTATTTCGTGCTTCAGTTAATTTAGATGGATCATTAAGAACTTGAGAAGATATATTTTTGATAAAGGTATCTCTAGTATCTGCTTCTAAAGCAAGGGCAGGATTTGCTTTTACTTTTTCTTGCCAAAGCGCAAGTCCAGCGCTGTATGCAGATTTTTGATTAAGGTCAGCACTAATTGCAATATCTAAATGTGATTTATCTATGCCACGATTGGCTAATTCGGCTGCAATCTTTTTATAATCAGCGCCTGTTCCACGTTGCCATTCAGCAATAACTTGATTTTGCTGTAAAGCATCTACGATCTTTTGGCGACCACCTTCTACTATTGAACCAATGGTTGCTTTTGTAGTTGGAACGGCGCTATATGTGCCAGGGTGAAGTCCTAATTGAAATAGGTTTAAAGCCATTCCAACATTTCCAGCAATAGGTTTTAAATGATCTAGGGTTTGTGCTTGTGGACCGTTCGGATCTCCAAGGAATTTTTCACCTTCGCCAATAAGGGATTGCTTTAATCCTAATTTTGCTGCGGTAGTTCCGGCTTGCCCAATAGCACCCACAATCGGCAAACGGTATGGAGTAGCGGCTACGATTCTTGCGCCTTGAAAGCCGTCAAAGGCTGAGGTCGCCACTTTATTTACACTATTTGTAAATCCCGTAACTGGCGAATTTTGCAATGCTTTTGTAAAAGCAAAACGACGCATCCCATTATCAATTTCAGGAAATAAAGAATTCATTAACCATTTATTTTTAGGTGCTACTTCTTTACCAAGATCGGTTACCAGGGCAGATGCTTTGCTAGTAGCCCCTTTTTTCATACCCGCTTCTACAGCAGAAGTAAATCCTGCTTTTATTTCCCCTGCACCACTAGCTAAAGATGCTATGGTAAGAGCAGTCCCCAAAGTAGATATTTCTTTTTTAAATCCTACGAGCGAATCCATTTGTTTTTTGTCGGTTTCTGATAAATTTCCAGAAACGGTTTTAAACCCAATTTTATAAGTTTGCGCTGCATCTTCTACGGCTTTAATTACATCTGCTGGCAAATGCTTTATGCTGTCAACAATCAATGGCAAAGCACCAGAAATAAACATATTATTAAATATATTTCCAAATGCTTTTTTGGCTGAAGTAGTACCTACCCCTGGCTTTGTTTTTGCATCAAATTGTTGTTGCCAAAGAGATTGATTCCAATCGCCAGCCCAAGCGCCATCAACTTTACCGCCCGCTGGGGCATAACCTTGATCGATAAGAAATTGTTGTGTTTGTTTAATATCGTTTGAGGATGGAAGGGCAATTCCATTATTATTAAAATGATCTGTAATATGTTGTGCCGAAGTTGGCGCTGTACTTAACGCGGGATCGTGAAAAAATTGACCAACACTTTTCCACGCAGATGAAAGTCCATTTGTAACCGTATCTAAAATGCTGTTATGTGATGGATGACCAGTAGCACCTTGGGCTAAAGCAACTTGAATGTTTGGATCAACATTGCCATATCCATTTTGATGAAGATTATCAATGTAATTGGCAAGGTCAACCGCTTTTGGATTTAGGTTTTCCTTAGCCATTATTGAGGAATCTGATTCTGTGTTTGGTGATTAAGAAAATTGCGAACATAAGCAACTTGTGAAGAAACGTTATCTCCAAGTGAATTTAATAAATTAAGTGCTTGTGCTGCTGGATCAAATTTTATAGTTGGAATTAGAGCTGAAGAACCTTCTCCTGAACCAGCATCCACACCAGTCATTAACGGAAGCCCATGATTTGTTGGAGCATTAAGTGGTTCAACTTGACCCATTAATGGGTTTCCTTGAATTTTGTTTTGAACTCCTTGCGCCGTTGCTTGAGGAACATTTGCAACAGAAGTATTCACTATAGGAACTGCTTGTTGTGCATTTTTTTGTGCAGTTGCAGCGCCATAAGTTTGACCTGATGCGGCTTGAGCGGCCATTTTTTGACCAGGTTGATTTTGTGGTTGGGCTGCTACAACATTTTGCCCACGAAGATCAGCACGATTTGCATATTTTTTACCAATAACGCCATCAACTTTTCCACCACGACCTCTAGGCATCATGCACCACCTTTAAGTGAAGCTAGGAATGATCCAACATCTGCTGGTTGAGCAGGTGCTTGTTGTGGTTGTTCTGCGCCCATACCCGGAGCGCCTAATCCTGGCATTGTTTCAGGAGTGCCTTCTGGCGCAGGGGTTGCTTGACGCTTTTGTGCTGCTTCGTGAATTTTTGTTACGGCTTCCGCCAAGTCCATCTTATCGCTTGCGACCAAAGCCACAATAGCAGCAACGTCAGAAGGGGGAATAGCACCTTGAGATGCTTGGGTTTGAATAGATTGCAATAACGCTTGTTCGAGTCCTTCACTAATAACTCTATCTTTCTCCATCTCTGGATCTGAAATGAATGGATCAATTTCTTGTGCAGTTTGTTTGGACATAATTCCAATACCAATGCGTTGTCCAAGACCAACTACAAGAGAATTGGCATCTGCGCCTGAATGAGAATATGTAACTACATTGTTATCATCTTCAAAATCTTTATTAGGGGTGTAATCAACATGACCTTTAGCCCCGCGAGATGAAACATAAAATGATTTGCGTTCGTTTCCAAAATAAGTTTTAGCAATTGCAATAGCGCGTTTGTTTTCTTCTTGCAATGAAGCAGCAAAAATTTCTTGCGCTTCTTGAATTGGAAAATCAACTACCGCTGAAAGGATTGCATCTCCGCGCTTTCCTGTACGAACATTTGATGTTGATTCTCCACCAAATTCAGCAGGTGTTCCTGAACCTATGCGTTGTGCGCGTTCGATACGATCCATCATTCCATTTGTAGCAAAGCCAGGGTTTGCAGCCATCTCTCGGATGTCGCCACCTTGGACTACGTTTACTTGACCCGATCTACCGTCGTATGGACCTGCAACGAAGCGGGCAGTTTCGCCAGGGCGGGACACTAAATACGTGTCTGGGAATATACCGCGCTCTACTGCGATAACTTCAAGTGCCATCAACTTCGATTGCAGGTTATACATACCCACAAGAGAATCAAATTGCCCCATTGGGCGATCTAGCGTGATGCGACCCGGTACTACTGCTAGGCAAAATCCAGTTTTGTTTTGGATGCGTTCTAGTTCTACGTGGGGAACTCCGCGAGTTGGACCTTCCCATTGCGAAAGTTTTGTTTGCGAGGTAACCATAAGAACAGTTACTTCAGCATCTGTATATTCAACAACTTGCAACATATCTGTTGGCTTGGGGTTGCCTGAAGTTTTTAATCGTGAAAGAGCATCAGGATAGTGTTGTGCCATCCATGCACGAGAGCGTGTATATGTAAAGATACAATCATTAGGTGTAATTTGGTCAGGATCTTCTCCTGTTGACGGAAATGTATTTAATGGATCGCGTACATCCCAACGCGCCGCGCCCCATTTCATATCTGGGCGAAGAATAACTGGTGATGATGCGTAGCCAATTAGCCAACGCGCACGACGGCGCATTTTAAGTGGCATCTTGTTGGCTTCCCACCAACCCATAGTTGCGCGTTTGCGAGTTGATGCGCGTTTTTCTGACATTCGATTACCTTCATCAAGCGCCGGGTAATAAACACTTGGCATTGTTGAAGCAATACGCATTGCTGTCTGATCTAATCCTGTTGTAATTAAATTTGCTACAGCAGATTTTTCGCGACGGTCTAACTCTGGAAGTGGAATAACAAGATCACCATTGTAAGCATCGCGCAATTGGCGCATTGATTCAATAATTGGACCTTGTTTTGCTTGTCGTTCGGCTAAAATGAAAGCAATTTCTTCAAGTGTTGGACCGAGCATTATTTACCTGTTTTCTTTTTAGTCTTTCCTGCTTCACTTAACGCGATTGCAACTGCTTGCTTTTGTGATTTAACTACTGGACCTTTTTTAGATCCAGAATGAAGTTTGCCAGAGCCATACTCTTTCATAACTTTGGCTATCTTCTTTGTCGAAGTAGCTTTTTTCATTAAATAGACTTTGCTATTTTCTTTTTTCCGCGAGGGGCAACAATATCTTTTTCGCCCATTTTCTTTTCCATGGCTACCATCTTCTTGCCTTCGGCATTTTCATGCTTAGCCATTAGAGCTTTAGATGCAAATTTTTCTGGTTTTACGGCCTTTTTCTTGGCTGCCATTTTCGATCTCGATTCACTAGGCAAAATTACTTACGCAAAATATACCACTCAAATCGGACATTTTGCTTACCTTCGCCAATGGACTCCGCGACCTGCCATCCAAGATGGTCTGCTAAAAGTTGGTGGTTTATCCATTCCTGCATGAAATAAATTTGGGGCGTTCCAAATTAAGAACCAATGAGCCATTACCGTATCGTCGGTAGATCCTTCAGGCCAATGAACAAGTTCTTTAACCATGGGCTTAACAATCGCTTTTGATTCTTGAGTGGCGCTAGGGAATCGAACTCGACCTGCTTTGTAATGGGGAGCCAAAGTTTGAACCCCATAGCCCTCATCAGATTTATTTCGGTTAGTTTGATGTGGAATCAAAATTACATTTCGGATTGCAGCCCATCTTTTAAAATGGTCATATTGAAGCATAAAACGTTGAGCCGCATTTGCTTCTACAATCAAGTGAGTAAATGGGTGGCCTTGAGCATCAGCTCGCAACCACCACTCTTCAAGCAATCCTGTATAAGTCCTAGAGTCTTGGTTATAGTCTAAAAAGTCAGGAGCATCCATAGGAGATCGAACTAAATCAACTAAATGTTGGATTTGAGTATCCGCATTATATGCCCACCATTGAACTGCCCAATATTTCGTAGGAGATGGATCGGCGGTTACAACCGAATAGCCAGTAACACCATCAGGCCATTTGCCAATAGCGCGAAAATCATCATAACAGCCTTGGTGCATTGCGCCAGTAGAGTCCATACCCCCGTCAATCCAAGTTTGTTGAATAAGGCTGGCTTCTTTATCGACATCTTCTTGCTGATATAAAGTTTGGAAACGATCAATCCTATTGTTTTTAATACGTGCCAATTCTTTCCATGGCAAACGATATTCATCTAGCAAACATCCGTTTGGATAATTTCCTTTATGCCCACCATGAGTTTTATCGGCTTCACACAAATCTTCATAATGTGCTTTGTAAACAATATGATGATATTTCTTTGGCGCTAGTTCAGGCTTATCTTCGAACTCCAAAGACCAGTCAACAAGGTTAAGGGCATATCGATATAAATCATCCGATGCCATCCTCTGACCTTGAAGGATGAGTAAACCACCAGGGTCGAGGCGAGTTTCAGCTTCGGTTTCCCACCAATTGATAAGATTTTCTCTGGCTTCAACGGTACGGATATTTGTCTTATCAACGAGGTCATCCCAGATGACTGTATCGAAACGACCACCAAGAAATCCTGAGTCCATACCATACGCAACGAAGTTTGGTTCTTTATCATCAACAGACACTCCCCCATCTTGCGCTAATATAAATTCTTCAAGTCGCCAAAGATCCGAGTTAGCAGGTTTGAATCTGCCGTAATCGGTAATCAAAGTTGAAATTGCATCTTTAGCCAAGCCACGTTCGAACAATTCAGGATCTGCTTTTACTGGGGTCATACGTTCAAATGTTCTACGAATACGCCCTGTGTATTTAACGGCCTGACCTGCTGTACGAGAGCCGATCATAGTACGGCGGGAGCGATCTCGCACCGCTAACCAAATTGGAAANTCATGTGTCCATGTTGTTGACTTACCAACTCCGGGTGGACANTTAATTACAACATATTCTTTTTGATTTGTTGCCGCAAGTTCTAGCATTTTGTATGCTGCTTCTTCAACCCAAGGAGAAGTTGAGCGCGCAAAATAACGCTGGCGAAAATAACCAAAATCTTCTAACGCTCTAGCAGCATCACCTTTAACTGAATCAACACCAAATACGCCAGCCTTTTCAAATCCAATTTCACCAAGAGCTTTGTTCAAACGCGAAGTAGGAATCTTGGCTTGACGCATAACTGAGGCGTAACTAATGCCAGCCATGCTTGCAGCAGTTCTTTGTGAATGACCTTTATTTACCGCTTGAGCATATTTCTTCCATCTATCATCATCAATGCGTTTGTTACTGTTCGCCAATTCCTAGTATCTCCATAATGTCGTAGGCTTCGTGTCTAATTAATAAACGCTGAGCTAGGATAATATCTTCTTTGGTTGCGTTGGGAATTGATTGAACCGTTACGCTTGCAGTCATAAGCGCATCAGTAAATTTAGTCATAACTACCCTTTCGTAATGCTTACATCCTAGCAGTTGCATAAAGAAAAGAAAGTGCTATTGTTCGTATGTCGCAACCGGGGAAGGTGCGATGAATAGAAAAAATTTAATAATGGAAGTCTGGCAAACCATGTAAAAAACCAGACACCCTACTGATCCTAGGGTTGCCCCGTTTGATGGGTAAGCATTTCATGCCCAGATATTGCCTGGCAAAAGGTGTAGCTTACCGAGGATAGAACTGATACATAAAGGGTCTATAAACAAGCGAGATGATTACCGGCGTTAAACACGAACTGCCTTAACTCCACTTAAAGAGTAATCATCGTATAGCGCAGTTGGGAGTAATCCCCTATCTAACAGATAGTCCTTAACTAAGGCTATCTATGCCCACCACCTTTAGAAGTTAGGTGCGGTTAGTCTTTGGTTTTAAGTCCATTACAAATTAGATAGATGTCTTAAAACAAACCGATAAAGCTAGCGGATAGATTACGCTGATGAGATATAGTTCATACGGTGATATAAAAATACCCGCCCACACCCACCGAAGGCACACACCCCGTCAATCCGAACAGGTGTTCGAAAAATTGCGCGAGATAACTCACCCATCCGAACAGGTGTTCGAACCAGGGCAAACATTGAACCGATGCCCAAACCATCACCCCACCAAATAAAAGAGGGGCAGGGGTTAGGCTCATTGATTGATCTATAACCCGAAAGAATAAAAGAGATGGCTCTAGTGATAGCGATGCAAACCAAATAAAGAGGGGCAAATGTGGGGACTCTTTTGGGGATAACTTGGGGACAATGGGAGCGAAAGAATAGGAAAAGTTATACACAATGGGGAAAACTTGGGGAAATGTAGGGGAAGGGCGGGGATTAAACCCCTTTAACCCTCCCGCTCTCATTGGTTCACGCTTAATTCTCCCCCTTACCCCTACCCCTTGCCGGTTTTTACATATTGCGCCCTAATGTCTAACTCTTGCCCCTTATTGATACCACTATGCAACACCTAAACCCCTCGAGCTTTTGCCGTGGTTCGTTTATTTTTGATCTTTTATACATTACGCTAGGAGGTGAAGAGGTGGGGAGAGTCCCACCCGATACCGAAAGGCAAGCGATGAAAAACCAGAGAGAGCAAGTGCAATTAATAGACGGCGCGGGGTTTGTTTGGGTATCTGCCGAACTATCTGTAACACGTCTAAATAAAATAATCGCAACATATAAGAGCGCGGGGATCTTTTTGACTGTTGCGCGTGAGTTTGCGCGGGTGGCGTAAATGTTAAAAGAGAATATGTGCGCCGATTGTTTTGCGCCCCTTCGGGATTGTGTTTGCGAATATCCCGCCGTGGAAATCGTATTGAATGAAATGCAAAAAAACACCCCCGAAGGGTGGAAAGTGACACACGAATATCCCGACAATATAGGCGTATGTTGCGATTCTTTCACAAGTGATTCCCAATTCATCATGTTAGGCGATACGAACGGCTTTTACCTATTTAATGATGAAATGGGCGAGGTCGTGGGCGACATGGAAAAAATCACAAACCCCGCCGAGATTGTTGCGAGTTTTTGGGAACAGTTGAAAAAGTTTTACCCCGATTTATTGAAGGGGGCGAATTAATGAATTATGAAACCCGCGTCATTCTTGCAAGTAAAGAGCAAGGGATCACCGACCTAGTTTCTGTGATGCTTGATAAAGGGATAACGGCGGAAATCGCCCAAACGGGCGGGTTCACCATGTGCGCCTATGTTGAGTTGAAGGGTGGTTTTTATATTTACGCATCACCCTACGGCGCAAGCGTTTACGATTCCGAAAGTTTCGAGAAGGATCTCGCCGTGTTTGATGAACCACAAGCGCCCGAAATAATTGCGGGCGTGGTTTGGCTATATTTACAAGATCACAAATAATAAACGCGCCCCCGCTTTTGGGGTGAATGGTTCGAATCCATAGGGCGCACTAATTCGGGGGATCGGCTCCCGAATTTAACGAAAGGCACAAAATGCAACACAAGCAGACACAAGAAACCGCGGGAACTTTTTATGTGGGAGAACTCAACACCACACGCGCTAGAATTTCAAAAGTATTTGGCGAACCTATCGAATACGGGGAAGGGGACAAGGTAACTTTGGAGTGGGGAATCGTTTTTGAAGATGGCACAATTGCCACCATTTACGATTGGAAACGATACGAACAGGGAGCGCCGAAACTTAACGAACTCACCGCCTACCATGTCGGGGGAGTATCTTCTCGCGCTCTTGATCTCGTGAATAAAGCTTTTTCCAAAAAGATTTCGCGATCTTTGTTTGTTGAATGTCGCGAATGGTTCGACAAGGTAAACGGAAACTCTTACTTTTCTACCCGAATTTGGGTAGATGGTGGGCAAGTTGCGATTTTACCTTTTCAATATGGCTACGGCGATCAATTTCTCTATGAATCCCAAAAGAAACTTTTAGAATTGGGCTATATTCCACAAGAAGAAAAAAACGCGGGTTTATGGACAATCGCGCAAAATCTAAATATTGATTTTTATAGTTCAAAATCAAACACAACTAAAAAAGAGATGTTCAAGATTTATCCTCTTTATTCTGAAAAGGTGGCATGAATGAAACTCACGAAACGCGGAAAACGCGCCCGTGCTCTTTTAATTCTTGCGGGTTTGATTCTTGGGGTTTGGGCGGTTTTGTTTTATACCTCTCACCATCGTGTTTATGATAATTGCCACCAAACGCCCGAAGGATGGGCGTGTGATTTGGTGGGGTGGGTTCATAACTAAGCGCTTTAATCCTTCACGGGTTCGCCCGTGGGGGGTTATGGCTCTTGGATCGGCCTAGAGTCTAGAAAGGGGAAAAATGAACTCACGCGATGAATATTTAGAAGAATTGGAAATGTATCATTATGATTTAGAAAAGATCGCCACGAATGGAGAGCGCGTAACGCTTGGCGATGATGAGCGCTATACCGATTCACTGGGGCGCTTTGGCTATTCTGCCCACTTTGGGGGCGGGTGGATTTGCTACACGTGCGGATTATTGTGCGAATGTGGAGAGGGGGAATAAAGCTACATACCACCGAATTCCAGGGTTAGACTTTTTCGGGTATTTTATCTAATGTACGAAATGCCCGAATTGTTCGAATAGCACGAAAAAAGTTTTACCTGGGTAGCTAGTGGTAACTCAATCCCAGTTACCTGGCGAGCGAGGATTTTTTTTTTATTGGTTCTAGTGATAACTCAACCTTTTGATTTAGTTAGTTTTTATTCAATCTTTCAAGCCTTGCGTCTAGCAGCATATCTATTCTCGATAGCANNGCTACTTTTTTTTGATAACTCATTCGATTTCCGTATTCATCTTTTTTTAATTCCACGGCGATATGTGCCAGAGCTTCATCTATATCTGGCACAGTATCGGATACATCTACGCGCATGAGCAGAATTTTACTCTTGGTTACGGTCATCGCGCTTCTGCTTATACGCTTTAACGTCATCAGCATAATAGAAAACTTCTTTACCAATTTTCTTCACCCACTTAACGCCCCCTCGATATTGAATTTGGCGCAAATTATTTAGGTTGATGCCCAAGTATTCGATGACTCTTGGGCATCCCCATAGTTCCTGTTCGCTCATTTAGAATGGAGCCTTATCTGAACCGTTAGGATCTGAATTTTCTAATTTTGCGTATCGTTCGACTTTATGAATATCAAAAGCAATTACTTCTAGCGATGAACGCTCTTCGCCATCTTTCGTGGTGTAGAAAGATTGCTCCATTTTGCCAGATACGGTTACGGTATCGCCCTTCTTGTAGCGATCTGAAACCTTTTCAGCAGGGATCCCGAAGAATTTCACCTTAAGCCACATTGGTTTGCCATCGATCCATTCGCCATCTTTCTTGATGCGTTGACCAACTGCTAATGAAAATTCTGCAATTGCTTTATCGTTTGGAAACTTCAGCTCAGGATCTTGGCCTAGGTTGCCAGTGATTACTAAATTATTCATTTACTTTCCCCTTTCCTAATTCGATAACACTTCCGTCATCGAGTAACAACACAACACTTCCATCTGGTCGCGTGAATGGCGCTTCAGTTGGGTCTTGCCATGAACCTACCATCCAACCCTTTTGTTCGGCCATACTTGGGTTCATGTGAATTGATTTTGTATCTAAGTTATGGCATTTGTGATGGATGCGAATTAAATTCGCCGGAGAATCTTGCCCNCCACGCGATTTCAATTTGCGATGATGCAGCGCCATAGANANTTGAGCCGATGCNCCGCAGGTTTCGCAGTAATCACCGGCTCTTGCTTTGACGATCTCTACAANTTTTTGATCCATCGTTACCTTTTCTTAGATTACGGTCAGTCTAATACCATCCGTGCCTTAAATGGAAATTAAGACTTTGGCAAGGAGTTGAATAACGAGCTGTTATGTATCCAATGCCATGCTCAATTTGAACCATAGGTTTTTTTGATTTTTCGCCTAATACTTGGGCAATTCCAAACGCATGAAGAGCCACTCTTTTACCTTTTTTAACCTGGTAAACGGGAGTAGTATTTAAAGCTTTAAAATTCCAATGACTTTCCCGGTTCCAAAGTTTTACTAGGCAACCAAATTGAACTTTGCTATTCCACTTATCCATAACTTTAACTTTTGCAAATTGCATAGGTGAAAGCATTTCTAATTTACTCATAGTTGGTGCAAAGGCATGAGCAGGACTAGCAAAAACGACCCCTACCGCTAATGCGGCTACTATAAGGGAGCGCTTAAGAGCGTTAACTAAGCGCTCGTTTCGCCCTTCTTACAAACTTCACAAGCGTTGGTCGCGTAGATCCAACTGCCACAATTACATCTTCTAACATCTTCATCCATGATTTCCCCCTTAAAGGTGTTGGTTATGGACTGTATTATTTTAGCGTAGCTGAATCCTTGATTTGGGCTTTTGCTATGTCTTTAGCCTTGTTTAGCGCTTGAAGATACGCTTGTTCAGGCGTAAGATCCACGCCATTAAACGGGTTCGGATTTAAAATTTCAACCTGGATAGCACTTACAATATCCTCAGCAGTTCGATTATGAACATATAGCATTAAAGAATTTATTTCAGGTCCTAATTTCTTTGGATCTGCTTTCATTTGCTACTTCCCCATCCCGTTCCCTTAAAGTGTGCTGGTGTAGCACCGATTATTTTTCGCATAGGCACTTGGCAGCGCCCACATAATGTCGTGTGATCGTCATTAATAAGCAGATCAACTTCTAAATTGCTGTCGCACTCATCACAAATAAAGTCGTACTTAGGCATCTTCGTGTTCGCCATAATTTCGTGAATTACAAATCTTGCATTTCGTTTGCCAATAACCAGCAGACACCGTAACTTCAATATCTTCATTTAAGATCCCGCAATCATCACAATTGAAATTAACTTCGGCTTCATATTGCGTTGGATAGTAATGACTCTCAAAGCTCATTCGGACACCGCCTTATATGTATTGATACTTATTTTCATTGAACACCATTCACATTCGACAATGGCATTATCGGCAGTTCCAACGATCATTAAGCGATTGACAAATCCACCTTTAGATCCGCACCAGATACAAAAAATATGTTCTTGGCTCATTTGGATAACCTATAAAGAATTTCCGCAATTGCGGTTCCAACTACACCCGCAATTATTGCTGTTGTAACGATAATCATTTATTGCACCTTTCGTACTGGGGCTACTTCTTAGCCCTGTTGTTGCGTAATCTATTATCAACTCTTAGGGATTGTCAATAGAATCGCCGTAACCTGCTTCTCTTAATAAATCGAGCATGGCTCCTACGGGCATGACCGCCCACCAATTAGACACGGAGTTCAATCCAACGCCATTTGGTTTAACGATTGTTATACCGAAATCGGCTTTCGCATTTATGCGCTCGACTTCAGTTTCCTTTATCCATTCAGGAAATTTATATGTCTTATGATTTTTAATTTCAAATACCAACCCAGGCGCACCAGATACATCGCCCATATCGTTAACGCCGGATAAAGCCCTGCGCTCGACCATGGGAAATGATTCTAAAACTCTTGGGTCTTTCACGAAAGCAGATTCCGCGCTCGTTCCCTTTTGCTTAGCTTTACTCATTGATTAAATGAATTGAGTCGCGCACTACTGTGTGGTGGTCGCCATATTCATTAGACAAATAAAGGTCAAATGTCAAATTGCTATCAGGACCATCAATTGCGCGAACAATCCAGCGCTGATTGCCAACCACTACTGGGTCGCCAACCTGCAACGCTTCAGGTTTAACTTCTATAAGTGTCATCGATCACTCCTTATCGTAAGCATTACGGTTTAGGGTACGCTTGTTGCGCCCATTTTGCTAGTAGTTCTTGCTTGATTTCAGGCGGCATTGGAACTGCCCTAGCCTTTGCTTCTTCTTCGGCTATTTGGGCTTCTAAAGCCCGTTTGCGCTCCGCTAGATCCCTTTGCTTGGACATCCGTAGATCGCGCTCTCGTAGCTCATCTGGGGTCATTTTGCGGGGTGGCATTGGATCATCCATCCAGCGTTCTTCTTCTAACCATCTCGCCGGAGCAGGGGTAAAGGTTTGATCCCTATTAGGATCTTTCGCATACCTTTCAACCGCAGCAAGAATCATTTTTGGATCAGCCTTAGTTATTGCCATCGCCCAGGCTTGGCGAGCGCTTACTACGCTCACCTTGCGAGGGTAGGTATTCCAAAAAACACCAAATTCATCAATCATGGCATCAATCCTTCAACCTGGTTTTTAGTTACCCCAAATCCTTCTGCCATTTTTAATGCACGAATCCTAATCGTAGATGGTCCACGACCAGCCATTGAGTTGCGCTCACTAGAAGTAAACCCACCCCATACTCCGTATTCTTCGTTGGCGTAAGCCCATTTCAGACAATTTGCCCATATTGGGCAACTGAAACAAGTTGGTCGAATAACTTCCATAAGTTCGTTTTGAACCTTTTGAGTTTGCCGTTTTTCTTCAACGTCGAAAAAATCATTTGTCCTCATTCCACGACAATTAGCTTGAAGCCAATCTATGCCCGCTTCATCGAAGGACATCCGCGCTCCCCTGTTTCGTCATACCACTCGCAATACATTTTGCAAAAGTGTTTTGGCTTTTCGGGGGAAGGAATTTCTTTTTTAGATGCAGACTCCTTGACTTCTTCTAACCACTTTAATGCGGCTTCGGCTTTAGTTGAATCGTATGGTTCATGATGTACCAATATGTCTGAAATCTTTCCATCTCTGGGAATAGTTACTAGGCATACAGTTTTAGGATCTTCGCCATTTTGTTTAAGAATGTGAGCATAGACTTGGACTTGCCAAATTTGATTATCACTTGGAAAGTAGCGAAGGCTAGCTTTAGTTGTAGTTTTCCAATCAACCACTAACTGCTTATCTTTTATGTAAAGATCGGTATGCGCTGGTATCCCAAACGCATTGATCTCTTGCTCAATAAGAAAATTATCCCCAAATGGATCTTCGCGCTTAATGGCTTCTGCAATTCCGGCGTGAATAAAAGTTCCAAGAATCGCTGGTAGCGGTTCAGTTTTATTAACTTCGGGCTGATCGGTTAATTGGTAATACACCTGGCGACGGCATCCACCTAATTGCGACGGTCCGATTTCCTTTTGCTTTGATCTATCTCGAAGATTATCTTGGGCTACTAAAGCGCCGGTCAATAACTTGTAAATATAAATGCCAGTATCTTCACTCATTACTTGCTCCTATGTATTGAAGTTGGTTTTCCATTTGCCCAGATACAATCCTTGCCACAATCAGGGCAGGATTTCCATTCACCATCAGGGAAAGGAATTAAATTGTCGCTCATCCCAACTCCTTTGCTTGTTCAACATTAAAAGGTTCTTGAGCTAAAGCAATTAGGTGATCTAACATTCCTTTAATCTCATCTAAATCTGTTACAACTCCTTGCCAAATCACTCCTGCGTAATACTCTTTCCACCAAGATAAAGGCTGACTCATTCCAACTCCTTCTCAATAGCCACGAATACTGTTGGCTCGTTCATATCGACTCTTTATCTACTCAAATTAACAAAGCCAAGAATAATAAGCATTAAACTAATGTAGTTCCAAAATGGTGCGTTCCAAATTCCCGTCATCTCAACTCCTTCTCTATGGCCTCTAATATTTTGTCACCACAATGCCAGCATATATTTATATTGCTATCAACCGCAGCCAACTCAAATGATTCGTGAATTTTAATTGGAATTGAAACTACTTTGCGAGTAATCCAAGTATGTTTGTCTATACGCATTTCACAAGTATCAATACTGCATACGCCTCTCATTCCAACTCCTTCTCAATCGCCTGAATAGTGGGGCAGGGATACCATTCCGATTCGCTTGCGGTACACTCACCACAAATAAGCCCATCCAATTCAGGCTTATGCAATTCCACTACTGCACGAAGGGCTAATTGCCATTTTATTACTTCCATAGTCATATTAGTTTTATCTGTTACAAATAACCTCATCAGCAATTCATCGTGGGTCATAGGTCATCCACGCAAATCTCGCATAATTCTCCATTACCGAAAGCAAGAAGGGTATCTGCATTGACTTCGGTTTCGCATCTAGTACAAATTGCTAGTTCATCATCAATCATTGCAACTCCAATGAACTGCGAACTGAAGATCCAATTGATCGGGCAATATCTACCTGGGTTTTGATTCGAGAGGCATTGCCACGACTTGCGCGTACTAAGATTTCAGCAGATGCCATTTGAAGGTGAAGATCCTCATTTTCGATTAAAGCTGAATCTTCTTTTTCTGTTGCAGTTAAACCCTTGCCTTCAGAATTCTTAGCACCGGCTAAAGCCTTGCGAGATTTAGCCAATGCGATTTCATATTGTGCTTTGATCGTGAAGTATTGTTTTTCCGCTTCATTGAGATCGACCTGAGCCGAATCAATTTCTTTTGATAGGGAAATCAATCTTGCTTCGACCTGCATTGGTGTTACTGTTTGGCTCATAACTTTTCCCAAAGGGCGATCATTCGGGCGTGGGATACAGAACGAGAAGTTTTTTGAAACCCTATGCGGGTAACTGTGTGCTTCTGCGACCATGAGCGAATCTTTGCACCAACTGCATTATTGGAATTTGGATAGAAAGTATCAGGGAATCCAATAGCATCAGTTAAATCTTCAGCAGTAAAACGGTAGCCCTCTTCTAAAGAATCAAACCAAATGTCTGCTTGAGTAGCCCAAACCGCTTTGGTAATTAAAGCGGCACGACTACCGTTATCAGCAAGAATCTCGCCTACTTGGGTACTCATTCTGCTGCCTTTAATTCATCAACACGCTTGGCAATGGCATCTTTCAAAGTAATACCGTCGATTTCTACATCTAGGTACTTCTTATCTTCTAACCAAATTTCACGCAAAGCATCTATTTCTTGAATGTTTTGTATTTCGTTAAATACATCACGAATATATTTTTGTTCTTCTTCTGAGAAGATAATAACTGCTGGCTCGACTTCAATCATCTTTGCAGGTTGTTCGGCTTTTGCTTGGGCTGGCTTTCCTTCTGGTTTAGCATCAGCTTGTGTCATTTCATCGGTTGTGTAAAGACCAGATAAATCATTTGGAAACGCTTTGCGAAGTGCCAACGCTTCGGCACATTTAGCAAGCATAAGATCCGGCATCTTCTTCCAAATAGGTGAAGATGGATTTGCGTATGAATCCCACTTAGCGACTGCATAAGTAGCGTGTGGCGCATCTTTGTAATAAACGCCTATGCGGGCAGCAACTGGTGGAGTCTTGGCTAACCAAACATCTTTCCATACGCCATCATCCCCGCACCATTCAGCAGTTGTTTGGCCACCATAATTGTTAGACCGTTGAGCGACGATTCTAAAACCATCAATTGAAGTTTGAATTGTGTAACGACCCCCACGCTCGATCATATAAATCTGACGAGCAAAAGGATCTAATCCCGTGCGTTGTGCCTGGTGAAAAAAGACTTGTAGATCGCCTTTGGGCGCTCTCGAAATGCCTAATTGACTGAGTGCCGCTATCTGTGTATCTGACCAAAAATCTTGATCTGCTTTTAAAGCTAACCCATGATCGCTCATGCTTATACCTTTCGTTGGGGATCCTGTTGATCCGTTAGGAGTAATCTATATCCCCGTAATCTTTGATGTCAACAACCCGTAATCTGTCAATTTCGGCGTGTCGCGTGAGAGGATTGACCATGGCATTTTCATCTATTGAAATCAGATTAGGCGGGCTATCCGTTGCGATCCAGACTGAGTTGGAATACCCAGACGGCCTTTACGATATGACCAATAGAGCTTTAAGTATTTTCAAAGAAGGATTAGAAAATGCTTCCGTAAAAGGAATTGACATTACGACCATGACTCTTAATACAGGATTTGAAGAGGATGATTTTTAATGACCACTATCATCGGGATTCAAGAAGAAGATAGTTGCACCCTGATAGCTGATAATCGGGTTACTGATGATGGTGGCAGAATTTACACTCACCCCGTTATGAAAAAATTATCCGAGGTTGGGGCGTTTGTTATCGGCGGGAGTGGGGAAGTTAGCCCTTGTGATATTGCCCAACATCTATGGAAGCCACCAGCATTGACTGCAAAAGATCGTCAAGACGTTTACCATTTTATGATTTCCAAAGCCATGCCATCCCTTCGCAAATGTTTAATTGAGAATGGCTATAACTTTGATGAAGAACACGATAAGTCAAAAGACGGATTGCGTTTTCAATTTTTAATTGCAGTAAATGGTGAACTATTTGATATTGACCAGGATCTTGCGGTTATGAAATCAAGCGATGGGATTTATGGTGTTGGATCGGGAGCGCCTTATGCTCTTGGTGCTTTGGCAACAGGCGCTGACCCAATGACTGCGATGGAAATTGCAGCGAAACTTACTGCTTTTACTTCACCGCCGTATCAAACTATTGTTCAGTACGCGAAGTAACTTCTACTAATCGTTTAACAATCCATTCAACTACTGGTACCGCTACTGCATTACCCATTTGCTTATAGCGATGGGTGTCTGCTCGTCCTTCAGTCCAACCATCAGGAAATCCTTGTAAACGCTCACATTCGGTTGGGGTTAAGCGACGAACTACTGACTCGGTAGCAACCGATTGGCCACCCGTTCGATCTAAAGTATATGAAGGATCTTGTTCAGATCCGATACCTAAACCATTTTGGTTTTTTTCCATATCACGCCCATCTTGAATTGGTATTGCAAGCATTGGCATATTATTTCCACCCGTTCCCATGCGAGCTTGGAGCGTGTTAATAACATCTCCTTGCATCCGAATATCATTTACTCGATTACCATAAAAGATTAGAACCGTAGCCCTAGTATCTCCATTATTTTCAAACGCGTTCAAGGTAGGAACAACCCCCCCCCCTTGCCATGTTTCAAAATCATCAACGTTTTGCGCTCGTCTAACTTTCGTAAACCACATTAGATACCACCATCTGCAATTTGTTTTTATCGGGCATCCGTTGTTCATTAGAAGTTCTAGTCAATGTATCTGCAATATTAGATCCATTCCACCAGGTCATCGTGTCCCTTGTGCGCCGAGCATTAAGGGTTGGGGAAACAGACTCTTTGGGAAAATCATAAAGTTCAAAATTGCCTACTCCTGCGCTGTTTGTTCCAACGCTATTTGGAGTGCTTGGGGTAATTGTTTTCCCCTTCGATTTGCTCTCCGAAGAATACCCTGCGCGGCCTTCGATGAGATCGAGTATTTCCGCAGGTGTTCGCCAGTCATCTCCAAGACATCCGACAATGAAGATTCTACGCCGTCTTTGGGGAACTCCGAAGTGTTGAGCATCAAGCACTCGCCACGCGACGCTATACCCGATGTCATCCAACGTTCCGAGAACTGTTCCCATGTCTGCTCCGTTGTTGCTTGAAAGTAAGCCAGGGACATTTTCGAGGATGAAGAATTTCGCTTTGGTTTCTTCGAGGATTCTAACGATTTCAAAAAATAATCCTGATCTAGCCCCATCCAGTCCAGCACGTTTGCCAGCCACGGAGAGATCCTGACAGGGGAATCCACCGACAATAATTCCATCTGACTCAAATCCGAGCTTGAATAATTGTTCACCTGTTACCTCTTTCACATCTTCTAAAATTGTTGAATTAGGAAATTGTTTTGCTAAGACTTTTTTAGCATTTTTGTCTATCTCTACTGATGCCACTACTTGCACACCATTGCGTTCGAGCGCTAAATCAAAACCGCCAACTCCGGCAAATAATGAAACTGCTTTCATCAATCTAGCCAAATCTGATATTGGGCAGTAACGCGACCTTTGGTTGGATCGATGAAATGCAATCGCTGAGATGGCACACCAGATACAGCCATAGAATCTCTTGCGTATCGATTATCTGATTCAGTAGATCCAGTCCAATAAATAGATCCTGTTTGATCGCTCATAGGTTCTTGCGCGAAGCGATGATAATGACCTAGGTAAATGTCTTGAAATGCCCATTTAAATGAGCCAGCCTTCCAACGATTACCTGCTGCTTGCCAAGCGCTAGGCGCTGCAAATCCCGAACGGCCTACTTCATCTCCGTGCATTAATAAAGCACGATAATTACCTATTTCAACTTTCTGAATATCTTCGGGGCAATCTTCCCAGGTTAAACGCTTTTCTCCGGCTAGAAGTTGGCGAGCCAATTCATAACACATACGATCAAAGTTATCGCCCTTTGGAACATTGTCGCGTTTAGATCCAATGCGACCATGATTTCCCCATTCAGCTACGACTGTTACGTTTTCAAATGAGGTCAAAAGATAACGAACAAAATCAACCATCAAGCGAGATACCGTTGTGTATTGTTCAAAAATAGATGAATCAATTTCCCAGAGTTGCGCCGGATAATTAAACAAACCTTCGACCATATCTCCACCAAACATAACCACACAATCCTTAACTGGGTGATTAGAGCGTTGGATTTCAGTAATATGAACTGCCTTCTTAGCAAATTCCATTACTCGTTGTTTCATAACTTCTGAATTATATGAAGTAGTTACTTTTGCGCCTTGCCAGTCGGTAGCGTGTAGCAAAGCAACTTCCGCTTTACCTTTTCGTTTATCAGTTGCAGGTGGTTGAACAGGTTTGATTGCCCCCATGGAAAGAGTGGCTTCATAGGCGGCACGAAAAGTTGCTTCAGATAATTCTTCAATGCGCTCTTTAGATTTTCGCAAAGCCTTTTGAGTATTAACTAATGCAGTTTGAAGTTCTTTAATGCGGGGATCTGATTCTTCTTTTAACTTTTCTAAATCATCACTTAGCGCCACTAGCACAATCCCCTCGTCTGTGTCGGGAGATAACACCTTCATTTATATTATGTCCATTTGCTTTAAGAACTCTGCTTAAAGATGAACTTGTTATATTTTTATCAGCGACTCGTTCGATTACTGCTTGTTTTTCAACAGCGCCGAGGGTTTCCAGAAATGTGCAGAAGGTACATTTGCCGCGACTGCTATGTAAAAAATTATTATCATTCTTTAGATCGGCTAATAAACCCACTATGCACCAACTATCTTTCGTGCATGGTGGACATATCCAATAATGTCATCCCAAGAATCCGAATGAGTTGGATTTTGAATTAAGCGAGCAGTTTTAACTGCAACCATCATCAAAGCTACTTCTTCTGGTGTGATGTCATCGGTATGGAGAATTGCTCCCCACATACGCCCAATGGTTGCGAAATTAACACCCGCATCCCCATATTGTTCTTGTCGATCTTCAAGAATTTTGTCGATCATCTTCAACCCTTTCTATTGGTTGAACAAAGATTAACAGATTACGCTATTTATGTCTGCGACACGGCATGAAAAAACCCATCTAGTGATCGGACTAGATGGGTCTGCTTTCGGGGGTTACATGAACAAGGATTAAGATACCTGAAAACTTCCACAATTGATAACAGGAATCTCCGGCGAGTCGGTAATTTGTGCCCATACGTTCCAAGTTCCTTGGGTATAACTACCTGTTAAAAAGCCCGTAGCGCCTTGTAGGAGGGTCGCATTGAACCAATCTGATGTCTGTGGTCGGTCCGCCTGAGTAAGTACCGCAAATTGCACGTTGGAGGTGATTACTGTGTTATCTAGGGTGATAAGAACAGGTTGAAATTCAACGCTCTCGCGGGGGTAAACATTGGTCATTGAAGATTTCCTCTCCATCGCTTATCAACTAAAGTCGCAAACTTATTACGATCTACAAGAATACCATTAGCCCAACGCTTAGTCAGGATCTCTCCCGCCCAATTGCGCTGAGTAGCTAAGTCCCCAACCCAGCGGGTGTCGCCTAATTGACCCACCCAACGGCGAGGCATAACTTCGCCAAATACTACAATGTCATGATCGGTATATTGGTTAGTCTTTTTAACTTTGGCTATAAAGGTAGAAATAGCCCCAAGCAAAGAATTAACAGTATGGCCACGGATAATTGATCCATTGGTTCCAGCAATTACCTGGATTGGAATAGTCGTTACATAATAAAGGCTAGAAATTTGATTTGTTGAACTTTCAATTACTGACAATTGGGCATCAGCTACAACGCCCTTGGTAACAGTAGCGGTTAAGGTTGCTGTTACCGCAGTAGCAACATTGGAATTTTCAACTCGAATTCCAGCAGAAGTAATAGTTGCGGTGACAGCAGTTAAAGCACCCGCGTATTTAGTAATAATTGAATCAACGGAAAGCCCAACAGTAACAGCAGTCGTTGACTGAATTGGCATATTCTGGCGGGCGGCTGAATTAAGGCTGGCAATAATAGCGAAAGTTTCATCGGCAAATTCGGCATGAATCGCATCGGCAGTTAGCGCCACAGCAATAGAAGTAGAAGTGCTAATCCCAGAGTTGCGAGATGCGATTGTATTAAGCGCCGTGCTAATTGCAGTAGTAACGGAAGCAACGCCATTTTGTTGCGCAGTAGAAGTTAAAGTTGCAGTTACATCAGTAGAAGCAGAAGATGCGGGAATTCCACCTGAATAAAATTTAGGAGAAATTGACCAAAATGGAGATTGATATGACAATACAAGGGTTGAATAACCCAATAAATTGCTTTGTTGTTGTCCTATAAAAAAACTAGGGGTGGGTGCTACATAAGGAGTATCAAACCCTATTAGGGTGTAACTAATTCCATACGCCATGCAACCACCCCCGAACTACTACCGCTAGTTAAGCAGCCAAAGGTGAAAGTGAAACTCCAAGTGTTGTGAATGTAAGAGTATCTGTATTAACAACAGATTTAGAAGTTGTTAGCGCAGCAGTCCACAAAAGATTTCCAGCAGTTGAAGCATCCCATACCGAAATGTGAGTAATAGTTTCAGTTGCGGTCATGGTAAAAGCAGGAGAGTTAGACAATGCAATTGCTCCCGCTGATGCGGCTGAAAATGTAGCAGATTGACGGGTAGTTACGGCAGAAGCGTTTGCAGTTCCGGCAGCACCTGGGTCAGCAGTATGAAGTTTGATGTAAGTAGCGGCGGGTGCAGTAAATGCAGCAGCGCGAAGCATATTAAGCCAGTTATTTGCAAGTGTGGTTGTAGCTAGTCCGACTGTCATTCTGACTCCTTATAATCTTCTGCATGGGTTACTTCTGCGTCTGCGGTAATAACCAATTCCATTTTAACGGTTGACATTTATTATACCTTAAGCCTTTGCCGCTTTATCGGCTTTTGCTTTTTCTTTAGCCAATCTAGCATCAATTTTTGCTTCAGTTAAAGCTAAAATGTTTAAAGTAAATGGATCTTTTGGATTTGTTTGACGAACTACAACAGGGATAAAACCTGAAGCAAAAGACAAAATCTTTACGGTGGTATTAGCATTTAGGCTAAATGAAACAATTGCTACTGGCAGGGCTAAAGTTCCATAGGTTAGCAAAACAGATTTAATTTTTTTAATATCTAATTTCATGATGCTCCTATTTGAGAAATTCTTGGATTGTAGAAATAAAAAATAACCAAGGAAAGTTTACCCCTGGATCTGTATGTGTGCCTAACTTTGGGAAAGCCTTAGTAACATCAATATGTCCACAAATACCCTTAGTCTTACCATCGGCTATTTGGGCGGGGGTTAAGTGAACGGCGGGAATTTTGTACTTTTTGCACCAATCAGCAGTAACTTTGGCGGCTACCTTAAGTTCAGCCACGGAGTAGGCATCTGCCCAATCACCTGTTGATTGAGATGCTGTTCCGGCTAATTCAATATGAAGCCCATCAGCATTGGCTCCGGGTGCTCCCCAGGCAATATCAGAATCATCGACGATTTGTACTGCTGAGTTATTATCCACGCAAAAGTGGGCAGATGATTGAGGGGCGGTAGGACCACCAAACCATTTGGCTACTGACTCAGCAGTATCTGGCTTTTCTTGAGATTCCATAGAATGAATGACAATAAGACGAATGGAACCCTTGCGAGGTCCTTTTGTGTAGTTCTTAGCAGTTGTCATAATTCAGCTTTTGCTTTCATCACTTCTACGTCGATTTTTATACTATGTTGATTTTCTAATAATTCTTCTACTTTATTGATCAAACCAGTTTTGCCATCGTTGTAAAGCGCATATTCAATTTTTGCTAATTTATCTTTAAGTTCATCTGTGTATTTTTGAATAGTATGTTTAGCGATAATACTCATGCCAGCAAGAAGCGCTGCTCCTACAAAAAAGTAGGAATAAACAATTGTTGCTGTATCTGCTGACATGAGTTGCGCCTTTACGGTTATGAGTTAATTTTCAAATATTGTTACTGCTGCCGTACCTGTTGATGTAACAATCCAAAGTTCAGATCCACCATTTACGTCTAAAGTAATCTTATCGTTTGCATCCATTTTGTAACCTGTTGATGAAGTTACATTGCGATCCCCAAGATAAGAAGCAACTGTTTCATTGTGAATGGAAATTTTGCGAATTGAACCAGCTTGATCTGCAATTTTAACTGGGGTAGTGCTTACTGAATATTGTGCTGTACGCATTATTGCTCCTTAATTAGAGAACTATTGTAGCGGCTTCTGCTTCTGTCATTGGTTCTCCAGATACAAGCTTGGCGCGAGCAGATGCTTTTAGGGCATCAAGTTCAGCTTTTGCTGCATCTTCCTCAGCCTTGCGGGTAGCCGCTGCGATAGCGTCTAATTCCCGTTGCTGGATTTCCTCATCTGTAAGAGGAATTATTTTTGTTTCGCCAGTAGCAAGATCGGCAACAATTTTAGTTGGGCGTTCGGTCATTAGATTATCTCCTTGATATCGTGATCTGAGTTAGTACAAGTCCAAGTGCAAGTTGCTTCATTTAATACCGCTTCGTCGTGGCATTTAGGAGGAACAAACGCATCTAAATCTTGACGATAAGAATAACCGATTCCGGCGTAATGCTTGCGAAATGAACCGTCATAATCTGTTTCTACCCAGTCACCGCCGATTGAATCCACGAAGGATTGGTCTGCGACAATAACTTGAGTTACAACATTGTCTTTTATCTCCGCAAAATATTGCGCCATTTTATCTCCTTATA